GGGTTGCAAGACCGTCGATGACGTTGGCCCGGCAACGGAAGTCAAGGAAGATGGCACGACGTCCGGAACGGCGTCCGTGGGAGCTTAAGGGAGGAGTAGCACATGTTCTATGATCGTATCACGCGCCGCATCCACGAGGAGATTGGCGGCAAGGAATACCTGTTTTGCCTGACCATCGGTGGCCTCGCCGAGCTTGAAGACCGCATCGGCCAGCCGCTGATGCAGTTCATGTCGGCGGCTGATCAGGGCAAGCTCCCGCCAATCCATGCGCTTGTCGATGCATTCTGGATTGCCGCCCGCGATGGTGGCAACAAGAAGCGCATCTCGCGAGAAGAGGGCGAGAAGATCTTCTCGCAGTACATGGAGGAGTCGGAGAACGGCTTTGCCGATGCCGTCAACCTTTTCATGGCGCTGGTGGCTGTATCGGGCATCCTCGGCGCACGTGGCCGCAGCAACATTCTCAAGAATCTCGGTCTCGTTGATAAGGACGGTGCCCCGGCCGGTGAAGAAAAAAACGTGAAGCAGGCAAAAGCGACGGAATAACGTCGTTCAACGACTACTTGGACGTGCTTTTGCCTGTCCTGTATGGTGAACTGGGACTTTCCGGCGAGGAGATTGCGCGGATGACACCTTGGGAAGCAGAACAGCGGCTCAATGGGTACCGGAAGCGCATGAAGAACCGCAGGGCCTTCATGGCGTCCTTTGTGACAGCCCCAATCATCAATTCCGGCTTCAAAGCGCCGAAACATCCAGTTATGCCGGAACGCTTGGTCCCGGATGCCTTCCGCAAGGGAGTGACTCCGTCCAAGCGCAAGCGGCTCATGGAATTTGCAGAAGAGATGGAAAGGAGGCGAGCATTGAACCGTGGCAAGCCATGATATCAATATCAAGATTACAGCAGACGCATCTGGTGTCAGTAAAGCTGTATCGTCGACAAAATCACAGCTGAGTGGCCTGAAAGGTATGAAAGTCGGCGGCGAGCCACTGGCAGGCCTGAAAGAGGCTGCTCAGGCCTCGACCAGTAGTATTCAAGGGACCAGCACGGCTGTGCGTAGCCTGGAATCTGCTCTGGGAACGCTGAAGGGCGTCGTCGCCGGTGCTTTTGCTGTAGGCTCTATCGTTTCTTTTGGTAAGTCGGCGTTGAAGGCGTCAGCCGATTTTGAGTTTTTGAAGAAAGGATTGAATTTTCAAGTCGGTGTCGATGAGACGAATAAGCTGATCAAGCAAATGCAACAGCTGGGCGAAACCTCAGCCTACGACAGCACGCAGCTTATTCCGATGGCCCGGAAGTGGATTAATGTCGGTGCTTCAGCAGATGAAGCTATCGGCAAGATGAAGATGATTGTCGATGCCGGCTCCGCTTTCGGTCTGACGGCTGAACAGATCAAGCTCTGTACGGACGCGCTGACCAAGATGTCGTCTGAAGGGCGTATCAACGCGGAGGACATGAACGCGTTGAACGATGACGGCTTTCCGGCATGGCAACTGCTGTCCGAGGCGATGGGGCTCCCGGTGGAGCAGTTGCGCAAGATGAGCGCACAAGGAGCCTTGACGGGGGAAGCTATTAATGCTCTCTACGATGGCATTCAGAACCGTACGCAGGGCGCGGCCGCCAGCATGAATGATACTCTGGCCGCCGCGTTTGCCAATTTGAGCGAGACGGCGGGCAACTCGATGGCAGGTATCGGCGATATCATCAACAAGGCTTTCGACGTGTCCGGCATCTTGGAGACGGCCGGCGAATACGTCGAACAGTTCAAGGAGCACATCGCGAGCATCAACGAGGCGATAACGGCAGGCGGCGACCCTGCTACCGCCATCATCAATGAGATTTCTGCCGTGAGCCCGGCCATTGGTGCCGTTGTCAATACGGCCGTGGCCGGCTTTAATGCCATCAAGGCCGTGATATCAGAGAACATCACCTTGATCAAGAATATCGCCATAGGCGTCACAGCTGCTGTGACGGCCTACATGAGCATCATGAAGGTGGTATCCGTATTCACGGCGGTCAAGAATGCCATCACTGTGGCGACGGTGGCGATGCGGCTCTTCGGTGTGGCCATGACGGCCGTGAATGCTGTCTCTGCACTGAACCCAGTCGTGCTGGCCATTGCAGCCATCATCGCAAGCATTGCCCTGCTTGTGGCGAATTGGGATACAGTGAAGGCAGCAGCCGTCAGTGCGATGGCAGCCATCAGTAGTGCCATCAGCGGCGTTGTCGAGTGGCTCAGCAGCGGCTTTCAGAGTGCCGTGAGTGCAGTGTCGAGCATTTTCTCGTCCATTGCTGAGACGGTCAGCGGCGTCGTATCCTCCATCGGTGAGGGTATCAGTGCAGCTGCTGAGGCAATCAGCGCGGTGTTCACGTCCATCTGGGAGACGATTACGGCCAGCGTGACAGCGGCCATCACGACCATTGAAGGCATCATCGGCGCCATCGTTGCATGGATCAGCACGAATGTCGTCATGCCAATCGTGGACAACTGGATCAGTGGAATCAATGTCATTGTCGGCTTGGCGTCGGTGCTGGTGGCTGGCATACAGGCCGCCTGGGGCGCAATCGTGTCCTGGGTAGCGTCCAACGTAGCTCAGCCACTTACTGAGGCATTCACAGCCGCATGGACCGCCGTCACAGCTGGAGCTGCGGCGGTATATAGCGGCATTGTAGGCGTTTTCTCGGCAATCGGCTCATGGTTCAGTACCAACATTGGCCAGCCAATCGCGGAAGCCTTCCAGAGTGCTTGGAACGCTGTGACCGAGTCGGCCACAAATGCCGTTGTTGCCATCAGCTATGCATGGGACAGCGTCACGGAGTTCTTTGCCGAGATCTGGCAGAGCGTCGTGTCTGCCGCCCAAGAGGCTTGGCAACAGGTGACAGAGGTGGCAGCGGCCGCTTGGGCAGCTGTGTCTCAGGCGTGGGATGCTGCAGTCGCATTTTTTGCGGCGCTCTGGGCGTCAATCTTGTCCGCCGCCCAGTCTGCCTGGGATACGGTGGTGAGCGTCGCAAGCAGCACTTGGGCCGCCGTGCAAGGCGCCTGGGAAGCAGCATCAGCATGGTTCCAGTCGACAGTATGGGGGCCGCTATGCTCTGCTGTTAGCAGTGTCGAGTCAGCCATCACAGGAGCTTTTCAGGCAGCTTACAGTGCTGTCACTGGGCTTTTCAGTGGCCTGGCAAGCTGGTTCGAGAGTAACGTCATCGCGCCGATCAAAGAGAAATTCAATGCTCTTGCAAACATCGGCTCCAGCATCACAGGAATGAGAACGAGCAGCGGGGCTGCATCGGTCACGGCTGAGGCAAAGGGCGGTATCAATGGTGGCCCGATGCGCTTGGCTACTGGTGGCCTAGTGGGTGGTAGGATTCCTGCCCTTGCCAATGGCGGCCAGCTCAAGCACGGCACGCCTGCTGTAGTGGGTGAGGCTGGTCCAGAGGCTGTCATTCCTCTCAAGGATACTGTTCTCGCTAAGATTGGCGAAGGCATCATGAGTGCCTACGCAAAAGGTAAAGGGGAGAAGAATAAAGCCGAGGACATCCTGTTCAAGATACAGTCCGAGATTCGGACGAGCGATGTGTCCGCTTACACAAAGATCCTGACGGAAGCAGCAGATAAAGCGCGTGGGATTGGTGAGCAGCTGAGGTCTTTCTACGACTATCAGAAGAAAGCCAACGAAGAGGCGGCGAAGTATGCGGCCGATGGTCAGGAAACGCTCAACCTGCAGGACAAGATTGCGCAGAGCCAGGCCAAGATTGCCGAGCTGCAGGAGAAAATCAATTCCGGCAAGGGCGACGCGTCCGACCAGGCTCGCCTGAAGCGCTATCAGGACGACCTGACAGAGGCACAGGCGAGCTACGACAAGAAGAAAGCCGCAGCCATCAAGGCCGCCCAAGAGGCCAATGATGCCCAGACGGCAATCGAACAGCAGGCCGCTGATGCCGCCGTGCAGATTCGCACGCAGGCACAGGAAAAGGTCTATGCTCGCGCAACCGCTCTGGAAGAGGCCCAGCGCCAACTCAAGAAGGCATCGATGGCGACAACGCTGTCGGACTATATGACTATGATGAGCGAGAAAGACGCCATCACAGGCCAGTCCTATGCGACGGAGCTTGCCAACGAAGAGGCACTCAATACGCAGCGCCAGGCATGGCATGAGCAGATGATGCTCAATGCGACAGACTGGAGCACGTACATGCAAACTATCCTCACGGATCTGGCAACCAACATGCAGACCGACCTGGCCGAAGGACTGGCAGACTGTATCGTAAAGGGCAAGGATCTGGCCGCAACGCTCGGCAACATGGCCAATAGCTTGCTCTCGACGCTCATCAAGGGCGTCATGGAGAAGTGGATCAGCCAGTGGGGTATCCTCAATGCACTGTCTTCTAGCAATGCAAAGGCGCAGATTGCCAATGCCAATGCTGCTGCGGCAGCAGAGCGCGTCAAGTCTGGCGTGCTGGCGGCCAACGCTACAGCGGCCTTCATCGCGGCAAACCCGTGGATGGCATGGGGCGCAAGTGGCATTGTTGCGGCTCAGATGACGGCAGCCAAAGGGGTAGCGA